AACCAGCCGAAACTGCATAAGCCATAATAGTCTCCGTTAAAGTTTTTGGTTAAGGTCTAATTCTTCCTTCTCGATTAGCCTGTTCCAATTCTTTTTCTAATTTATTAAATTGGTCTGGGCGTAGCCGAGAGATTTCATCAGAAGTCCAAATCTTTTTATCTCCCTGCGGGTCTGCAATTTCACGGGTAGTGTTAGAAGTCCGTACTTGCTTTGCCGCAGAGTTATTGTTTGACCGTTTAGATTTGGTTTTTGAAATACCCTTGTCCGCTTTATAGAGGTCTAAGGTACGAGCGGCCCATTTAACGTCTGTTGCGTTTTGTGTCACGCCGTTTGAAATGCTTTCAGGCTGTTCTTCTAACCAATCAATAAAGTCCTGATTTTCTTTAAGTTCAACAAAATCAGGGTGAATGGATAAAAGTTCTTTCTGGGCATTCCCACGTTCCAGATCACGCTCACGATCACGAAGGAGTTCAAGATGTTCCTCAATGTCGCTTACACGAGAATCTGCTTGCATGTGTGCAACAGTCTCCACAATTCCAAAGATGTCAGGGTATTCCTCTTTAAACTTTGCAAGGTCTTCCTGACTTTTTGGCAACTTGATGTTTTCTTTTTTTGTTTGTTTACTAGAAACAAGCAAGTCTTCTTTTTCTTGTCGCCAATCCGATAACTTCTGATCGTAGTGTTTCTTGAGATCATCGTATCGTTTTTTAAAATTGTGGTTATCGTTGTCGGTCTTGCCTACTTTTGCTTTACTTTCCGGCGTGGCCGATGCCTCGGTGTCCGTAGGTTCTTCAGGTTCGTCAAGACGAGTCCGATAGTTATTTTGATATGGGGTAGGTTCGTTTAGTTCCTCGTTTGAGTTAGGGGTATCAATCATAGTCACCTCCATGCGGGGCCATATCTCTATGGGTAGCCACGGTTGGTCTTAAAATGACAGGGCCAGAACATTACGTTCTAGGTGGCTGTCGGAATTATGTTTAGGGGCTTATAAAGCCGCCAGTAGCTTTTTTTTGAACTGTGATTTCTTTAAAAAATAAATGACGACTATCGGGGCTAACTGGTATTGGAACAAAAGCTTCTTCGTGTGTGCTTAACGTCCCTCCAAAACTTCCCGTGCCCAAATTTCTTGTTTTTCCGTTTTTGTCTGTAATTTGATATTTGGGGTTGTTTTGATTTTCTTCAAATAAGTCACGAGATATGTAATGAGTAGCCTCACTCTGTGCTTTTTTTCCAGTTATTACGTCAGATTCTGTTACAAATTTTTTAGCTTGTTCTAAATCTTCTGCGGTAGCAACAAGGTCACCCCTGCTATTTACTATTGTAGCGTTGCCACGGCTATCTTCTGAAACTGAATGATCGCGCAAAGTCTGATACTGGCTGGGAAGTTTTTCTAAATCCTTAACTGATTGCTGATGAAAAGGAAGAGATGAATTTCCTCTGTTTATAAAAGTGTCAAGAATCATTTGTCTTTCTAAATCAGACGCATCACGATTTACTTCTCCTGCAATAATACGAGCAGCTTGTTCACCAGTAACACTAGTATTTGGAATAGTGTCTGATAAATAAGATTGTCTAGCTTGTATTTTACCTTCTGTATTTAAGTCACTAATTGCAGCGTTTTCTTTTGCAAATTTTTCTTTTTGGTAATTTAATTGATTGGTCGGTACATTAGAAAGTATGCTTGGTTCTGGTTCTTTAAATTTAGTTTTTAATTGCTCTTCAGTTGGAACCATTACAGGACTACTGTCTACATACTTTTGAGCTACGTCTTTTAAACTTGATTTAACCCTATTAATAAATGAGGGTTCTTCTACTGTATCTCCGTTTTCTAACTCTACCCTAGAATTTTTTTTTGCGTCGTTTGGTCGTAAGAAAGACTGGGATTGCTGTGGGTTAGAATCAACAGCATTAGGAAAGGGAGTGCCCATAGTCGCTTGCTGCGGCTGTGCATAATTGTAATCTCCTACGAAACCACCTTGTGCCCTAGCTTGAGGGGTGTTAAATTTAGGTATATACGTTGGCATTGTTTCTTTAGAAAATGCAGGATTTTCTACAAAATCATCAGCATACTTTTTCCTGTTTTCTGGTATCAATGACCCTGAAGTTGTTCCGGTAGCTGTTCCGGTTAATCCTACAGGCAAACTTTCTGCCGTTGTTTCGTACTTGCCACCAGTTAGCCTTTCAATGCCTGTTTGTAACGTGTCCATAAATTTGTCTACTAAATTAGCAACCCCACCAACCTGTGCCTCCTGTACTTCTGGAGCTTTTGGTCTTGCTACTGCCGCAATACCACTTGCATATGGCACTCGACCGCCGCCCATCATCCCCATCATAGCCATAGCTTGCTGCTCAGACTGCACAGGAGCCTGTGGTGGCCCTGCTTGCTCTTGTGGCATGGGTGGCCCCATGAAGCCCTCTGGAGGCTGCTGAGAGGGCTGTGAGGGCTGCTGTGCCTCTGCCTGTTGCTTTTCTTGCGCCTGTTGCTTCTGAAGGTAGGCACGGCCACGCTCGTTCATGTCCTCAAGCTTCTTGTAGCCAATCTTCTCTGCAACCTCTGGTGGGATAACATACTCACCATTGGAGATAGCCACCGGCACATCATCCTCTGGGTTAGGGTCTTCCATGCTAATCTGGACGCCTTCTGAAAGAAGCTCGTCAACAGCAGCATTAATTAGATTGTCGATAGTTTCTGTGCCATGAAGGCGGATAGCTGCTGCGTTAATAACAACAGTGCCTTCCGGCAACTCCGTGGGAACACCGTCGTCAACTGGTCCGCCACCATTAGGTACATCTACCATGCCCATTGGTGCGCCATTAACAACATCACTAGCAACAGCTTCTGGGGGCAAGTTGCCCTCACCATCAACCGGCACCATACCACCCTCTTGCATAAAGCTAGGTCTTTTTCTATCAAGCGGATTGTAGCGTGTCATGTAATCTGGAAACATCTACTTGCCTTTCATAGACATAAAGGAGTTTTTGTTTTTGGCTTTTACGGTGCCGCCGGAAGCAAAAAAGTCTGGGCCTTCTGTTCCCGGTTCGGCAACGCTTTGATCTGATACAGATGGAGGATCAGGAATGCTAGGGTCACTAGGCTCACCAAACATGCCACTATCAATTCCTGTGTTGCTATAGCCCTGTCTACCACCTCTACTAACAGCAGCAATACCGCTACCACCCGTACCGGCACTACCGCCGCCACCGGAGCCACCGGGGCTTTCAAAATTAGCAGTAAATCCGGGGTCATTGTTTTGATAGGTTGTGTCTTTGCTCCCAGTTCCACCGGCTCTTGTATCATCTATTTGACTAAACACACTCCAAATGTCTTCTTGTGATATTTTATTGCCGTCTTTATCAGCTAAGGTTCCCTTCTCTGCTTGGTCAAAAAGACTACTTACAACATTTGGCATCATTTCGCCTTTAGAGAAAAGACCGCTTGCTTGAAGACCTATTTCTTTACCTATTCCTAAGTTTAAACCACTAAACAAATCCTGTCCCATTGCTGACATTGCAGTTATTGATTGGGGAGTCTCTGGATTATTAAGATTACCCGGCTCATCAATACCAGTGTCAGCCAGATCAACAATCGGATCACTTCCAGTAACTAAATCATCATCATCGTCATCATCATCGTCGTCGTCGTCATCGTCCTCTGGCTGGGGGTACAGAACATCACCTAGTTCTCCAATTGGCGCAGCACCAGTAGTTTTGTATCTTTCAAAAACATTCTGAACATCGGCAGCAGAAGCGCCTTGGGCTGTTAGCAAGTTTCCAATACCTACTTGCTGAATGTCTGTTGGAGAACTAACAATGTCGGTAAACTCGTTTTGAGGCAGCAAAGAATACGTTTCTGTACCCTGTGGTCTTTGACCCCTTTTACGTTTGCGTTTAGTACGAGTTAGTGTACTAAGATTAGCTTTTTCGCCAATCCCAATTTGCCCCGATGCTTGGTCATCCAAAAACGACATTACTTATTCCTTTTCATATTCTCGTAGTTATTCCGCAGCTTCAGCAAGGTTTCCAGTAAAGCCAGCTTCCCCTGCAAGCGGCGCACTTCCAACTCCGATATTTCCGCCACCAACGCCCGAGACATCTGCTGGGTTTGCTCCAACAGGTACTCCTCCAACGCCACCCATGCCGCCGGGTTGTTGAGGAGCGGCCCCAGCTTGTGGAACGCTGTTTTCTGCTGGTTGTTGTTGCTCATTCAGACCTCTCAATACATCTGCAAAAATAGCTGCTTCGTTAACATCATTAACTAGCTCATTCGGATCAATGTCTTGCGAAATAGCAAGTTCACGAATAAGATTTGGAATCTTAACAAACGGTGCCAGCATTGGGTTGGCAACTGTCTGGAGCAACGTAACAAGACGTTGTGTACGAACCTCTTTCTGCATAACAGCAGAAGTACCGCGTGGTTTAATTTCAAGATCACCTTCAATTTCGGGCTGTTCTTCGTTAAACTGCATGTTCCACTGGAAGTACGCTTCGCCCATTGGCTTTAAGAGATAATCGTCAATGTTCTTAACAACAGACTTAATGGACAACGTAGACGAACTCATAAGCATAGACAGCCCAGAAGCAGTACGTCCTGTGCCGCTTACGCCGGTTTGGCCGTGTGCAATGCTAGGAATACCTGTCTCTTCGTCCGCAAGTTGCCGTGCTTTGTCATACATTTGGGCGTTGGCGGGTGCAGTGTTAGGGAAGTTAATTGAGTTAATGGCCGTGCCGCTAACGCCGGATTGGCGGCGGAACACTTTGCCGGGGTAAATATCGTAGTTCTGGCCGGGGACCAGCATAGCTTCGTCAATGTCAAACACCACATTACCGGCAAGGGCAAGGTTGTCGATTGCCATGCGGATGTGGCCGTTCATTAGAAGCTGCGCGTCTTCCATGTTCTCGGCAACGCCTACACCAAACATTTGGTACGGATTTACCTCGTAAGGAAATACTTGATAAGGAATGCGCTCTGGTGTAAATGGGTTGATAACTAGGCGTAGTACTTTATTGCCAGAAATCCATGCGTTTACTTGATAAGACGAGAGGCTATCCATCCCACTGAAGCTTTCAAGACCCGCTTCATTAGCCATCGAAGCATCCAGAACACCCCAGTACTCAAGTACTTCATAGCGCGACTCAGAATAGATAGGATCATTTTGGTCAGACTGTAGCTGACCTTCAAAATACTTCTCTTCATAGTTGGGGCCATTTTCCAAAAGCTCTTCAATGGCTTCGTTATTAAAGTAAGGTTCATCTTTTAACTTTCGTAGTTGTTGACGATTAAGCTTGTGTCGCTCAATAACGTATTCTGCATCCTCAACGCCAGAAGCATTGGGATCAGGGTAAAAATTCCAGCATGAAATATGGTCAATGTTAGGTTTATCTTTATGAATAGGAGCATACTCTTTCTCTCCTTCTTCATTGCGCCGCCACCGTGGAATAGTCTTGTCGTAGGTAAACGGGCCTTTAATGATGCCTGTACCAAGCAAACAAGACTCAAAGATAGACTTGCGTAGCTTTTTAACTGCTGAAGTATCTAAAAGTTGGTCATGGATTGTTTTTTCCATGTTGGCAGCAGCAAGAGCAGCCGGTTTAATTTGTGGTTGGCCCATCTTGCCGGGACCGGGGACAAGGTTTTCACTGTCGTATTCATAACCCAAGTTGCGAGTTACGGGGTTTTCCGTCATACGTGCTGTTGCTTCTTTAGCACCGGGAAGAAGTTCTTTGCCATCATCAGGAAAACCAAAGGGACTTTCTTGCTGTGCTTCTTGCGGAGACTTTAAATGAGCAAACTCAGGGATGCCTTCTGGATTAGGCGTAGACTCAACTACAATGGGAAACTTTTTATTGGCAAACAAAATGTCACCAATTTGACCCGCAGCAGCAAGAACCTTTACCTTAGTAATTTTAATAAAGACACGAGATCGTTCTGATTCTCTGAGTTGTTCTGGATTTTGACTGTCAGACAGCCCTCGATAGTTCTTGTACGCCTTTAGCCATCTCTGTTCATCGGAGTAGCGACCATCTTCTGCCCTTTGAAATTTGGCACGAATGTGCCCCACAAGTCCACTAAAGGAACTAGAAGCAGGGCCGTCAGCCATACGTACATCAATGGCTAGGTCTGTGTCAGAGCCGCCGTCTTCGTCTATATCGAGAAATCCCATATTAATTAAGGAGACTTAGTAGTCCCGCTCATCCGCCATTTTAAAGATAGCAGGGTCAACCGTTTTTGCTGATACGGACGGGGCTGCTGTAATGCCGTCGCCATACTCGGCGCTCGTAAACGGATCAAGCTTTTCACGCTTGGCTGGGCCATCAGGAGTTTCATTCATGTAGCCCTGCACTGGACCCATTGGGACCGTGAAAGTTGCCGTTGATTTTAGTAGCTGTTTCATTGTGCTGTTCCTTGTTTTTGTTGTTGTCGTTGCATTAAGCGTTTCATTTCATCCTGAAACCTAGTGCTACGCTGTATGTCTTCTTGCATAGCAGCGCCTTGCTCCATTGGCTTTGCTCTTTCAGCCAATTGTTTTTCTAAATACTCAGCCTGTCTAGCTTCAGGTGGCATTTCTGCTGTAGCTAGACGCTGTTCATCCGTTAGATCACCTCCTTTAACTGACGCTAACAAAGCTTCCATTTGCTGTGTTGACATACTTTCTGGATCACGACCTGTTGGTTTAGAACTCATAGCGTAGTCGAGAGCCTCTGCTCCCTTTGCTGCAAGCCCAATACCCCCACCAATTACGGCAGGAGCAATACTTTTTATAATTTTACCTTTGTTTTTGCTTAAAAACTGGCCCATTTTTTCTAGGGCACCCGCGTCACCTTTGACAAGTTCTCCTGCTATGCCTTCGGCTTTTTTAAGCGGCATTCTAGCAAATCGTTCTTTTGCTCTAGTTTCTGAAAACAACTTACCTTTTTCAATAAGTTCTGCTTCTCTAGGATCATTAATTATTCTGTCAAAAGCTTGTTTGTTGGTTAGTTTTTCTGGCTCTGGTTCAGGAGGCGGCGGTAGTTTTCCTTTGCTTTCAAGAAACTTCTGTGCTTCTTCAGCCAAAGGATTGTCGATGACCTCTGCACTTGCTTGACCTACTTTTCTTTTTCCTGCGGTAGCTTTTACAGGAGTAGGTCGCAAATCAGGAAGAGCCGACTGCAACGCTTCACTAGGAAGTTGCCCGGTCTTAACTTGATTGATAACGTCATCCATCAGCTTAGTAAAGTCGTAGCTATCAATAGTTCTTTTACCAGCTTTTACTGGGTTGTTTTTTATAAGGCCAAGTTGTTCAAACACTCGTACAGCAGAATTTTGTGTTAATTTTTTGTTGCTGTCATCTCCGTAAGGAAGTGGAACATTCTCTAGTCTTCCAAACTTATCAATGATCCCCGGTGCAATTTTTCTAATTGGCTTTAACTGTGGATCATCTACGTTTTCAAAATCAGTGGCATAAGCATTGACAATGCCCTCAAGAATACGCCGGAAAGGGTCTTCTGGATTGCTAAGGTCAATATTAAGACCTTTTTGTATGTCTTTAGCCATACCTAGTACCCAAACACAATATCACGGGGTGCAGGGGCAGTATCCTTAACCCTGTGCGCCCATGAATTATAATTAACATTGTTGATCTGTTGTGCCATGCACATATACCTTAATGCGTCGTATGCGTGATCTTCTGCTTTAGTGTCCACATCTTCGCTGTTTGTGCGAGATAGTGGTAAAGCTGGAAGGGTACGGATTAAATTAGTACAGTTTGAAAAGATGCGTAGTTTAGCTTCTTCTGTTTCGCGGTTTAATTGCAACCGCTTATGTATCTGAAGCTTTCCTGCAATTCTGTCTGAGTTAGAAGGTAGCCACCTTACACCCCGTTCAATCATTGTCTGGGCTACTGACGGCGCTCCTGCTATTCTGTTCCAGCAAGATTTGTCGAGGATGGAGGCGTACATTGGCGGGTCAAAAGCTTCCGCCTCATAAACAGTATCGGCCAAATCATCAGCCGTAAGACGCTTTTCGTACACCTCTCGATAAATCCATATGTTTCCATCGTGATCCATAGCGCCCCAAAGAACACAAGAGGGGCTACTAAAGCCATAGTCAGCAGCACGAAAACGGGGCCAGCCACTAGGTACCTCAAAGGGGTCGCATATATGATGGTATCTATTAAATTCCGAAAACGCCGCGCCTTCTGCAACATCCCAATCTCCATCAAGTAATCTGCGTCGTTCTACCTCTGGGAGCGAAAGAAGCATCGCTTCATATTCACCAGAAGCCATAAGGTATGGGTTGTCAGTCAGCCTAGCCGGAATAAACTTCCGGTAAAACAGTGGTTCACCAGCTTTTTTGTGATTAGGTGGGTAAACGAGAGGCTCACCTGAATCTATGTCTGCGGCAGCAAAGGGTATGTTTGGTTCACTACGATCAATGAACATCTTCTTAATCCACCAACCACCAACACCGCCGGGGTTAGCAGAGGCTCTCATGTACGTTTCAATGGATTGATCTGTTGTACGGAGCCTAGAGCGAAGATAGTCCCAAACGTAGGGGGTTGGATAGTGGCCCAGTTCGTCTACGCCAATCCATGAGAACGCTTGTCCTTGGTATCGTGTTACGTCTTGATCTTTATCGACGTAAGACATAAGGAGCGTTGAGCCACTAGGAAAGACCCAAAGGTTCTTACTTTCTCTAAAGTAAGCACTTGGGAAAGCTTTGGGGTACAGCTTTTTGGACTGGTCAATCAGTTCTGCAAGCTCACCCAAAGTTCTACGTAGTAATAGGCCCCGAAAGTTACCATTGTCTGCGTAGCGTAAGGGGTCAACTAGCAGAGCGTAACTTTTACCCCCACCGGCAGCGCCCCCATACAAAACTTCTTTTTCGGGGGCGGCTAGGAACTCCGTCTGAGGTCCGGGGTTGGGCGAGAAGATTAACTCTTGTTCGCCCTGTTCAATAGCTTCTTGTACGTCTTGTGGTACAGAGGCTAGGAAGTCTGTATCAGTAACACCACCATTCTCTAACAAATCAATGGTCTTAGTGTGCTTTTTCTTGTTCTTTTCGGCGTCATCTTTAAGGGTCTGTGCAGCGGCTTTCTTTTTTTCCGCCGCTCGCAGTCTCCGCTTTGCTAGTCTCTTAGCTTGCTCTTTACGACTGACGTTATATGATCCCTTTTCACCGGGAGCTAGTTTAGGCCGCGCCATCAGTATTTTGTGGTGTTACGTTTACCATAGGCTTTTTCCCCGGTAACAGCACAATTCCGTGCCTTATATCGCCCGATATTTCCATTTGTTGGCGTTTTGTGATACCTACCCTATCAAGTACATCTCCAGCGGCTTTATACCGCAATTCTAGGCGATTAACGGGTACATCAATGTTGTTGCCAAGGTTCATGGTATCTACGATGTTCTGAGCAGCTTCTACAGCAGCACCATTAAGCATTAGACGGGTGCGCTCTTGGATTTCATCCTTTAAAGAAGCAAGAACATCCCTACGACTATTCGGGCTGTAGCCAGCCTCTTCTAAAGCCGCAGAGATGTTTCCTCGATTGCTAAACAAAGCAGTCAAGAAGCTTTCTTGCTTGTCTGTTAGCCGTTTTTTAATCAAACCTTGGGTCATAAAACAAAAGCCGCGATAACAATTATTGCCAGTATAGTCAATATAGCTGTTTTTCTAGTTATCATGGAGTTTCCTATTGTAGTGGTATGATACGTCCCTTGTAAAAAGCAACCTCTAGGTCATTTACTAGGCTGGCTGAAGTTAAAAAGATAGAATGTATCTTTCCTTCAACCTCTTTTTCCCAGAAATAAAAGAATTTGGAAAACTCTGGGTACTTTGGGGCAATATCATACTTCTGAATAATGAACTCTTGCAACAACTCAGGATAATCTGGAAATCTGTAGAAGATTTGTGCTGTTGTTAGATTGTAGTCAAGAATTGTATTTACGGAACTCACTGTTAAACTTCCAATTTTGATCTGTTATTTGGGGAAGCACTGAGTGTGCGTTAAATACAACACTTTGAACTGTTGTGTTGCAAATATACTATACTAGTATAACGCTGTGGGGAGTTTTGTCAAGTAAAAAATGACATAAATGTCACAAAAATAAAAAAAATTCTTAAAAACAAAGATTTTGCTTGACAAAACCGCTCTCAGCCTGTATAATGGTATTATGTTTGCCGCGAGGTAAACATATACTACCCCCTAGTACCCCTTAATTACAGCACAATCCTTATTAAGAACAGCCCAAAGCCCCTTAACTGGGGTTTTTTATTGTCTGGTGTACTAAAAAACAGCTCAAAAACTGAAAACAGTTAAAAAAACAAAATTTAGAGGAGCTGGGTGTATAGAAATAGGGGGAGGCCCCGTGGCCCTAGCGTGGGGGGGTCTAGATTATCCTTATTTATCAATGACTTACGATGGACAAAACGGTCAATATGGTGTCGCATAATATATACAATGGAAAGTGAATAAATGGCGGATTTCTGCGGGCTAAATGGCCCCCGATTTTAGGCTGTTTTTGTGCTGTTATGGGTGGTGGCCCTTTTGGTAACTATAAATTTGTTTTTTTGCGTACACGCGCGCGCATTATTGCATACCTACCTTACAAAATATTCCGCCGCCCCAATTGCAATTAAGCCAGCCCAATCAGTCGGTTGGGTGCTTATCGGTAGTTATTGAGAACAGCCCAAAGAAAACCCCGGACATGCCGGGGCTGTAGTTCTCTGAGGCTGTAGGTTGCGGTTAGGTAGACGCTCGCTCGCGTTCCTTCTTTAGGAGGTACTGGGCCACAATCATCACCTCGGCGGCGGTTGCGTCGGATTTTATATTATTGGCGCGTCTGCTTATCACCTGAATATTACCGATGGTGTACCCCTTGGCTGGCTCGATTCGGTCTATAGCTGGGGAGCTAGGAGATGCTGCCCAATTCGCGTCCCTAACGAATGGAATACCAAAAACACGACACTTGTTGTCGTCCGGCCATATCTCCTTGACGTGGTCGAGAGTGAGGTTGAAGGGCAAACCTTTCTTTTTGGCGCGAAATTTAGCATTTCGGAAACCTCTCTTTCTAAGTTCTTGTTCCTTTTGTTCCTCAGTCATGTTTGCCCACCATTCGCGACGGACCTTTGACCGGTGCTGCTTCCGTTCCTCGGTCCAGTTTGCCCGCACTTTGGCCGCTCTTTCCTTCTTTTGCTGCTTCTTTTCCTCAGTCATGTTTGCGTGCTGTTCGCGCTTTTTTGCTTTATCGCGTTCCTTCTGTTCCTCAGTCCAGTTTGCCCGCCATTCGCGTTTTTGCGCGCTACGACGCTGCTTCTGTTCCTCAGTCCTGTTTGCCCAACGTTTGCGGTCTCTTTCTCTCTGGCGCTGCTTTTCTTCCTCAGTCATGCGAGCGTATTGTGCTTTCGTAGGCATATCGTGGTCTCCTCAGTTGCGAATTGATAACAGCCCAATTGTGGCATAACCCGCAGATAAAAAAAAGCCCCCATTTCTGAGGGCTGTAGTTCTCTCGGGGAGGGTGGTTGATGTTAGGCG